GTTGATAGTCTCATTGATCGGGTTCAGCAGAATCCCCAGTCCAACATCATACGAACCACCATCAGGGTTCGGCATAAAGGCGTACTTGGTGAAATACTCTACAGGTTTGATCTTGCCGATCTCCTGCTGTTCGTTCAGGAAAATCCCATCCTCGTCGTACCGGGCAACGATCCGGACAACCTCAGAGGTTTCCTTACGGACCGTGACGACATAGGGCTCTTTATAACCATCGTCGTCCAGGTCATACCAGCAGTGTTGCTCAAGGAAGTCAAACGAACCGTCCTCGTCGTTGTCTTCCCCATCAGGTAGACCTAGCTCAATCTCTACCCACAATCCACCTCGGACCTTCTCGATAACCTCGTTCTTGAATGGGAAAATCTCGTGCGTCTTCCTGCGTAGCTTATTCCACGGAACCGCGTGGTTATAGACAAGGTTCTGAGCGGAAACAAGGTCAGAACAGTTCCGGCCCATCGACTTGTCAAAATACGTCTTGCGGAAAGCGCATCCAACAATCGCAATCTGCATCAGCAGTCTATCGGTCTCCTCGTCCCACTCTTCCATCTCGTTTAGGAGTTGATAGGACATGTGGTGCCCGATACGCTCTGCCCTTTGTTTCTTCATCCCGTCAGGATCTGGTCCAGTGACCATTCCTTTTACAACATCCTCACCCTTGACGATGGCAGGATAAGCACGGGCAGAGAATTGAATCGCGGCAGTGGTGATTAGAGGATACTTGACGTTCGCGGCTTTGGGCCATGGCCAGGTCTTTTCCTCCGTAACCTGCATGGCAAGGTCCATAGCTACCCTGGTCTGCTTCTCCCAATCAGTACGGGAAGTCTTGTCCAGGTCATACCCGCGCGTTACCTCCATGCCTATCTTGTTGAGAACATCCTTCGGCAGATCAGCGGCGATGTTGGATGACGCCATGAAAGCTCGAAGCTTTTCAATTGGATGACCTCCACTGGCTTGTCCTGTCTCAGCGTCAAACGTGGCTTCGCCCGTCTCCTCTTCCAAGTCCATGGTCTGGTCGATCATTTAATATCCACCGACAGGGGATCGGCCTGATTGTTTATGTTCATATTCGTCCTCATCGTCCCATGTTTGTGATGCGCCATCACTGGCGAATGTGAGAAGCCAAGCGTCAGCAAGGTTAGGGCTCTTTACACCTCTAGCCTTCAACTCACGTTTGCCCTCTACCTTAATCAGTCCGTTTGAAAGAATCTCGTACTTAGGGGTTGTCAGTTCCCCTATCAGGTCGTCGTCATCGAGCAGCTTGCAGTCGAGCTTCTCAAGCCACTGCCGGCCCATGAACCACAGTTCATCCCTCAATCGGGAGTATTGCTTACCCTCTGTGGCGTTGATAGCGGCACTCTCGGCCACGTTGCAGCCATAGACCGGGAGGTTTAATTCCTTGAGCCTGTCCACAACTCCAGCGCCGATACCAATCACGTCAACATTAATAGATGCTGGCCGAAGGTCTCTAGGGCAAGTGTCCCATTCATGTTTAATCAGGCCCACAGTCTGCATTGTGTCCTTGCCGTACCACTCCCGGCATATCTCGATCTGGTGGTTTCCTTGCCGTTTAGCGAGGGCTGTAGAGTCGTCCCCGAAGCGGGCAACGTCCAGGCCCCATATGATGGGGGAATCAGTGTTTACGGCTACGTCCCGGATCTTGGCAGACTCACACAGCTCCAGCGGTATCACGCCATCCGCTGAAGCAGCGAATTCACCTTGAACCCGGACCTTATAGATAGCAGACTGTTTGCCGTACTTGCGGGCCATGCTGCTTATGTACTCTTTAGATACCCTAGCGCAGTTCTCGCCGTTTACATGGAGTGTCCCCCAATCTGCCCGCATCTTGTGGTGACTCTCGAAAAAGTACCCGCTTTGTCTGGTCGGGTTAGCAGCCATGACCACGAATGCCCCATGGGTTGACAATGCCCCTTCGGCCACCTCGAACACGTTTTCAGCTACACCCGAAGCCTCGTCTATCAGGAACAGGATGTTCTCAGAGTGGAAGCCTTGCAGAGCTTCGGGCTTCTCTGGTCTACTAGTTCTGGCCACGGAGAAAGACTCGCTAGGGTTTGTCTTTAGCTTGAAAGCGCCTGCAGTCCACTCGAATTCGTTGCCAAGCGCTGGGAGCCTGTCTTTCAGGATTCGGTGCCACTTCGCCAACTCTGCCCATAGAACATCGTCTAGCTGGTGGCCTGTTGGAGCCGTGGCCGGAACCTTGCAGGGGAAGTAACAGACCAGGAACCACAGAATGCACCAAGCCATGAATGTGGACTTACCCACTCCATGGCCTGACCTTATGGATAGCTTGCGCCGCTTAACAAGGATTAGGCTGGCATCCGTCTGCCACTGCTCAGGCTCTGCCCCTAGAGCTTCTTTGGCAAACAGTGCCGGGCCACCAGCGCGCCACCGAATGATGGCTTCTTGCACTGACGTCATGGTTTTGCCCTACGCTTGCGCATGTACTCGGCCATGTAGCCGGGCTTGTGTCGGTCCTTGTCTGCTGGCCTGTTAACACTAGGCGGCGAGTCAACAAGGTGAACTAGGGGCTCTGTCGGACGCTCTGTTAACACTTCTAGGTGTACTTCCTCCATCGGGCGAACACTAGCAGGGGCTGATTGTGTTAACGCAGCGCGCCTAGCACGGGCACAAATCACCGTCTCCCAGCCCTCATGCCGGGTGCCGCACCTCTTGCAGTCGATCATGATTTATTGAGGTCGGCCAGCTCCTGGGCCAGCGTCTTGATGGTCAGATTACCGCTTATCTCGCTGCGATTGAGCTTCGGCACGTGATACTCCACGACGCTCTGGAATAGCTCAAAAGCCTTTGCAGGATTAGGCTTTACATCATTCTTAGGATCACCCTCTGCAACAGCCCTAAGCCATAGATCAAGCTTAGACGCGTTATTGTCCACAAACATAGCTATGGCAGCCCGTGCGTCAGCGGTGACCTTGTTGGGCGTGCCAGCCACCCTGCCGCCTAACTTTGGTTGACCTTTAGGGCGTGCCATACAAGTCTAATCCACTTTAGTATTTATGTTAGCCCACACTAACTCTTGGCCTTGCCCTGCGCCATCTTTGATAGCTTGCTCTGTGGGGCTGGCTTGGGAGTGGGTTTCTGTAGGAGTTTTGGGATTTGTTTCATTTGCCGTTTTCCTTTGCCCACTGTTCGGGGCTCATGGGGGTTTGTCCATTGGCCTTGGCTTCCTGGACGTGCAGTTGATAGGCGCGGCTTGTCAGGATTTTCCGGGCACGCTCTAGTGTGCCGGTGCCCATTGCCAAGTCTGCCAGTTTGTTGTCTTGAGCCATGGTAGTCCTTTATGCAAAAAACCCGTCGACACTGATGCATCGCGGGCTTATGGCAGTTTTTTGATATGGCCGGAATACCCGGTCTTTGTCGCCTGAATAGATTATGCCTATTAACATTTTGTTGTCAAGACAATTTGCGATGTATCTGCCCGCTGGCTTGGGATATCAGTCTGCTGATGTAGTCCTGTGCCCATTTATAGGGGCCATCCGCTGATATTCTTACTTTCCCTGTCCCTTGGCATTGATTACATGGTTGTCCTGTCAGAGATGGGGTGCCTGGGATTGATTGTTCACCTCTCCCCCCGCATGGCTGGCAGGTGCCGTGAAGGTGCCACGCCACCACCTCATGGGCTATTTTGCGGGGGCTTCCCCTCCACCTCTCCCGCATCATCTGGTCAGCTAGTTTCTTTTCCAGCATGTCAGCGAGTGCTAACTTTGCGCTGGTTTTGTCGCTTGTCGCGGCGGCGAGCATTAAGAGGGCAGAATTGTCTGATTGCCTAGCCATTCCAGCAGCGCCGATTATGTCGGCTGCGCTGTGCGTAGTTCGTCCCTCAATTTTTAGGTTTGAGGTGTTCCGGGCCATGGCATATCGGGCGCTTATTTCCATGCTCTATTTTAGCATTTTGAGAGGGATTTGCAAGGTAATACGGCCATGCCTGCCGGGCTTTTTGCAGCAATTCGTAAGCAAGCTCATACGCCTGGGCGTGCGTTAGCCTGCCCACGTATTCATCTACAACTACATCCATCCCCTCGACTTTCATAATAGCCTCCGGTTATTGAGATGCGCCGATGATAGTTACATGCTTAGATGTTTGCAAGTGCTAACTTCAACTATTTGTGGGTACTAAGGGTTTCCCCTAATGACATAATGTCAGGTCTGGACTATCATTGAGGCATTGAAAAGGAGATTTTTATGCAGTATGAAATTCAATACGACGCAGCATCTGGCATGTAC